TATGGACTTTTCCGAACGCAGATAGACAAAAATCTTCAATTATAAAATACTTTATTGATAATTTTGGTGAAGTTCCGATAAATTTTGAGGAATTCTTGAATTATTCTACTGAACATGCTTTTTCAGCCGATACACCAATTTATGATAGGCACTATGATAGGTACCCAATGAATTCGTTCCTTCCATTTGACTGTGATGAAATTCCTACTAGTCAATATAAACTATCAAATTTTACAATATTATCCGAAACATATGATGATGCTGTGACTGAAAAAACATATATGGTTATATTGCATCGTCATCCGTTTATTATGTTAGGTAATGGTTCGAGAACCTTATTCGATAATTTAAAAGAATTAGGATTTAAAACTTTTAATGAATATTTACCTCACAGTGACTATGCTAACATCGAAGATCTCGAACTTCGATGGGATCAAACGATTGAAAATATAAAGGTATTTCCGACAATATTACAAAATCGCAAAGAAGAGATATCTGCAGATATAGAATATAATTACAATCTTTGCCTGAATCTTGGGTTACAAACTATCAATAAGTTTAATAAAATATCTTCAGACCTTACAGAATTTCTACGGAGAGTCGACGAACCTTTCTCTGACAACAAAAGATTCATAGATAAGTTTGGTGTCGATCTTTACAACAAATATAAAGAACGAGAAAAAATCCTATTAGAAAATAAATCTCAAAAAGAATTTATAGAAAAATATAATATTATCAAAGCAGAGAATTGGCCAGAAATTTATAATAAAAATGATTTTTATTCTTTGCCCGACTGGATCAAAGAAGAATGCAAAACAGTTTTTAAATTACAATAGAAAATTCTCGAATCTAGTATGGAAGTAATAAAAGAAAAATAAAAAATAATGAAGTGATTTCAGATAGTAGTATATTAAAAAGATATTTACAAAATTTAAATATTGTGTTAAACTTAGAGGGTAGACAAACTCCTAAAATTGGAGAGAAAAAACACCAAAAGAAATCGGATTTGATTTATTAAAGGAAAATAGTGAAAATAAAAGTTAGTGAAATATTTTATTCAGCACAAGGTGAAGGACGCTTTGTAGGCGTTCCTAGTGTGTTCTTACGTACATTCGGCTGTAACTTTACCTGTGGTGGGTTTGGTATGCCACGCGGCACTTTTTCAGCTGAGCGTGATGCTGTCAAAGTAGAATTATATAATCGCTATGAAGACTTACCGTTGGTTAATACAGGCTGTGACAGTTATGCGTCATGGGATCCAAGATTCAAAAACCTAAGTCCTACATATGAAACCAGCACAGTAGTTGAAAAGATGTTAGCACTAGTACCTAGCAACAGTTGGATCATGCCCAATGGTAATGATACACATTTGGTCATCACAGGAGGCGAACCTTTACTAGGTTGGCAACGTGCTTATCCAGACTTGTTAAGTCACAAGGATATGTATAACTTAAAGAATTTAACATTTGAAACAAATGGTACTCAAGAACTACATGAAGACTTTGCCAAGTATCTGAAACTTTGGAATCGTGGTAGCCGTGAGATCACATTCAGTGTCAGTGCTAAACTATCAGCAAGTGGTGAAGCATGGGCCGACGCCGTCAAGCCAGAGATCGTTAAGAGCTATGAGCGTGTTGGTACTGCATATCTTAAATTTGTAGTTGAAAAACCCAGCGATTTTGATGAAGTAGATCGTGCAGTATCAGAATACAGGAAAGCCAAGTTCAAAGGTGTTATATACATTATGCCAGTGGGCGGTGTGGTTAAAGTCTATGATGGCAATAAATTTAACGTAGCCGATGAAGCTATGCGTCGTGGTTATTATTACAGCCCAAGATTACACGTTGATCTTTGGGGTAATAGTTGGGGAAAATAAAAATGAATAATCTTAAAGTTTTAGAGCGTTATGATGTCAAATATCTAGAATCAGCTTGGGACAATAAAATATTAAATTATGATAAAAACAAGTTTGATTGGCCGACTATGTTTTTAGAAACCATCCAAGAAAAATTTCCAAGTGTTGATAAATTAGATGAATTGCATTTGCATGTTGCTACTAATCACTTAGTTAGTCTGCGACAATATTTAGAAAAAATGACAAATGGTTCAGAATTTCGAAACAAGGTTGATGAATTTTTTGAAGTAAATGTAAGTCCATTACTGCCATCTCAAGATTATATGATCCAAAAAACTCCCGGCATTAGATTGTTAGTGCCTGATCAGGGTAAAAAAGGAAGATTATTGTCATTCCATACAGGGCATTGGACTGGATATGATAATGGTATGTATACTGTATGGACTCCAGTCACTCGAACCTGGGACACGAATGCCATGCAGGTAATGTCATGGGACGACACTATTACTGCTATGACTAGGATACATTCAGAATCTATGCCATTGACCGAAGTTCAAGATTTATGTAAATCCTTGTGTTGGCCAACTAATTTAGAAGTAGGTCAATCTTGGTTATTCAATCAAGGACATTTACATGGTAATTTTAATAATGATACTGGAGTAACTCGTATCAGTTTTGATATCCGTGCAATGACCAAGGGAACTAATTACGGATTCCGATATCCTGGTGGGTTTTGGAGATTACGTAATCAACAGCATGATTTTGAAATTCCTAATACTCTAGATAATACCAAAAAATGGATTGTATTTTCTGATCAAGGTAGTGATTATATTGGTGCTACTCCACAATTTATTATTCGTGAATTTTTGTTATCTTGGTGCAAACGTTATAACATTATCCCAATCGAATGGAATAATGAATACCTACACTGCGACTGGAATATTAATTTACAATTTATTTTAAACAGCGAAGTTGCAGAAGCTATCGTATTTCCAAGTATCTATGCATTTACCGCAGAACCTAAACTTAGATTAGAAATCATGCAACTAGCACTAGATAAGGAAGTACAGTTAGTATTTGTTGATGAAAATATTCTATTAGATTCGCAAGCTTCGTTGGATTACATTAAAAAGATATATGCTTTTGCTTATACAGGAGAAAATTTTGATAATTGAAACACACAAAAGAACTATCGCTAGGATGGTTAGTTACCGTATCACCGCTTGGTTATTTACTATTTTCTGGACGTATTTGTATACCGGTAATCTGGCACACAGTACCGGGTTCGCCACATTATTACACGTATTATTAAGCATCGACTACTATATACATGAACGTATATGGTTAAAAATTAAATGGGGTATTAAATGAGTTATTTGTTTACATCGGAATCGGTCAGCGAAGGACATCCAGATAAGGTAGCAGACGCTATCAGTGATGCAGTATTAGATTTAATGATGCGTGAGCAGAATCCTGCTTATCGCTGTGCCTGTGAGACTCTGGTAACAACCAATCAGGTCATCATAGCTGGTGAATACAAGGGCATTTACAATCACCTTGAAGTTGAGAATGCTGTGCGTCGTGTTATCCGCGATATTGGCTATGAGCAAGATGGATTCCATTGGGAAACTGCGGACATTAAGAACTATATGCACGGTCAATCAGCCGACATTGCCTTAGGTACAGACACGTTTGGTGCTGGTGATCAAGGACTGATGTTCGGATATGCTATTAACGAAACTCCAGACTTGATGCCTAGTGCTATCTACTACAGTCACAAAATTGTTGAACGGTTAACAGCAGTTCGCAAGAGTGGAGCAGTATGGTTAGGTCCAGATGCTAAGTCACAGGTTACTATGGAATATAATGATGATGGCACTGTTAGTCGTATCGCTAAGATAGTGTGTTCGACGCAACACTCAGCTGATATAGATATCATTGATTTGCGTGAGCAGGTTAAAACTATCATTGATACAGTATTGCCGACAAACATAATAGATGCCAATACAGAATACTTGATTAATCCAACTGGTCGTTTTGTTATTGGTGGTCCAGATGGTGACACTGGATTGACAGGACGTAAGATCATCGTTGATACCTATGGTGGATATAGCCCACACGGTGGTGGTGCTTTCTCTGGCAAAGATCCTACTAAGGTGGATCGTAGTGCGGCTTATATGGCTCGCTATCTAGCTAAGAATATTGTAGCAACAAAAGGTGCACACAAAGCAACTGTTCAAGTTAGCTATGCTATCGGTGTTAAAGAACCTACCAGTTTGTTTGTTAAGACTGATAAGGGCATCAAGTTTGATCATACGATTACTCAGTGGATACGTGAAAATGTTGATCTAACACCAGCAGGTATCATAAATAGATTTGAGATGTTCCGACCTATTTACAGTAGTACAACTAACTATGGACACTTCGGTAAAGAAAACTTACCTTGGGAAACCGTAGATTTATTCAAGGATTAATATGATAAAGAAATTAATCAATAGTTTATTTGGAACTAAACCAGAAGCACCAGTTATTAAGACTCAAAAAACTAAAAAGACGCCAAAAGATTTAGCCACAGAAGCAGGCGAACCTTATGTTGAAGTCATTGGCATGGACATCGATCCAAAAGATCCAGGTCAGGGTAGTTTTGAACTAGATTGGAATGATAAATTTGTGGCTAACTTGGTGCGTGCTGGGTATCAAGGCAAGACCGATCAAGACATCGTGGACAATTGGTTCCGAGCAGTATGTCGCAATGTGGTCATGGAAACCTACGAACAAGAGCAAGCTGATCCAGACAATCGTCCAAATAACCGTAAGGATTTAGGTAACGGTAGAACGGAAATCAGTTGACTTTAACCAAAATTGGTTATATAATAGCAATATGAAATATTTAATAGTTGATACTGCTAACACATTCTTCAGAGCACGCCATTCAGCACATCGCCAAAGTGATACTTGGGACAAGTTGGGGTTTGCTATACATGTAACTCTAGCTTCAGTAAACAAATCATGGCGCGATCAGAAAGCCGATCATGTTATCTTTTGTCTTGAAGGTCGTAGCTGGCGCAAAGACTTCTATGAACCCTATAAGAAAAACCGTAGCGTAGCACGTGCCGCACTAACTGAAACTGAAGCGGAAGAAGATCGATTATTTTGGGAGACATTTGATGCTCTCAAAACTTTCGTCAGTGAAAAAACTAACTGCACAGTACTCCAACACACAGAGCTCGAAGCGGATGATCTTATCGCTGGATTCATACAGGCTCATCCCGACGATCATCACACTATCGTTAGCAGTGACACTGATTTCTATCAGTTACTTGCTGATAATGTCAATCAATATAACGGGATAAGTGATGAGCTCCATACACTAAAAGGTATCTTTGATAAGAAAGGTAAACCGGTCATAGATAAAAAAACTAAAGAGCCTAAGAAAATTCCTGATCCGAAGTTTATACTTTTTGAAAAGTGTATGCGTGGTGATCCTACAGACAATGTATTTTCCGCATTTCCAGGCGTGCGCACCAAAGGTAGTAAAAACAAAGTTGGCTTAGAAGAAGCCTACAGTGACAAAGATAAGAAAGGTTATAATTGGAACAACATGATGCTACAGCGTTGGGTAGATCATAATGGTGTTGAGCATCGTGTGTTAGATGACTATGAACGCAATCGCATCTTAGTTGATCTAACTGCACAACCAAATGAGATCAAAGCGAAGATAGCAGAAACCATAGCCAACGGACAAGTACCTAAGAATATTCCAATGGTGGGCGCACAGTTCCTGAAGTTCTGTGGTAAATATGACCTAGTTAAATTGAGTGAGAATGCTAGTAGCATGGCTGAATGGCTCACTGCTAGTTACCCACAGAAAGATTATGCATGATAGCAGATGGCAAGTTTCTCGCATTAGATCTAGAACTTAATCAACCTAGTGGTAAGATCATACAGGTTGGTGTGGCTATAGGTGACAAGAACACACGGTTCGAAGACTATATCGTCCGTAAATGGTACATAGATCCGCAAGAGCCTATCAGTGAATTCATCAATGATCTCACAGGCATAACTGATGCTGACATACGTGCAGAAGCATACAGTCATGAACATGTTGCCCGTGAGCTCAGTGAGCTGATTAAAGAGCATAAGTGCTTTATCAATCCAGTGACCTGGGGTGGTGGTGATAGTGTGGAATTATTAGCAGAATT